TTAAACAGCGACAAGTTCAGCCAATTTGTCAGCAACATCATCCTTTGATTTTTTGGACAAGTGAGTATATAAATCCATTGTGATTGCTATTTTAGCGTGACCTAACCTCTCTTGTGCAATCTTAGCGGGAATCCCAGCCTCAAACAGTAACGAAGCGTGGGTGTGTCTAAACCCGTGGGGAGTAATCCTTTTTAATCCATGCTTCAATATAAGTTTATCCAGTCTGTTTCTCACAGTGTCGCAAGAAAAATTAAACAATTTAAACGATCCGTGTAAAGGTTTGATACTTTGCTTAATATATAATTTGGCTAACGACATGGTCTCAGCGTCCATTGATATAGTGCGATTGCTTTTTTTGGTTTTAGGAGATTGTACAGCCCATCCTTCTTTTGTATAAGCAATGGTTTTTGTAATGCTGATAGTATTGTTGCGGAAATCAAAGTCGGTATCTTTTAAAGCTATTAATTCACCAATCCTAAAACCGCCATAACTCAGCAATCTATAAATCAGACGCATCTCTAGAGTTTCTTCAGCTTCCACAAGCCTCAAGAAAGTATTCAATTCCTCTTTTGTGTAATATTTTTTGGTGAGTGTATCCACGTTTTTGTAAGTGCACTTTGATCTCAACGTCTTGTTCATTGGGTTGTTATCAATAATACCTAAGTTGACAGCAAATTTAAAAATTCTGTTTGCTAGACTTAGATAAAGCGTATATCCGCTATATCGAGACAGGCAATTCACAAATTTTTGACAAATCATGACAGTTATCTTCGTCATTTGCAGTTGCCCTAAATGTGGCTTTAAAATTGTTTTATAGTAATTTTGGTTAACCAGAAATGTTGACGGTTTGACTGTATTTTGGTACTGCTCAAACCACAGTTTAGCTACATCGTCAAATGTAGTTTTATCATTACTTTTCCAAGCGCCTTGACGCTGGAAATCATCAATAAGTTTTACCTCGGCTCTTTTAGCTTCTCTTTCTGTTTTAAAACCTTGCCTAGTTGTCCTGACTTGTTTACCAGTCACGGGATCAACCCCAAGGTATGCTCTTAAGCGATAGGCAGTTGTGCCATCTTTTTTAGTGTATTTTTCAATCATTGTTTTTCCTCTCTCTTTGCGCTGGGGAGTGCTGATTTTGAGATAGGGTATTGGCATCACCTCCTTTGTGTGATATAATTCAGAGTATAAGAAAATGAGCTATTTAAAGCTTACTTCTTATTGATTGCATATTGCCTTACGCTCTCCTCGACCAAAATTTGAGCGTGGGGCTTTTTTTATTTGTCTTTATTATTGTCTTCTAGGTGTTTAATAGCATAATTTACTTCTTTTTTAGTAAAACCACCACCGTCGCTGTTAGCAGAAAGTTGTTCTTTTATCGTTTCTTTTGATGCGCCGAATTTTTGCATACTTTTAGCTTGGGCAAGTGCATTCTTTTTCCAGTTTATCTTTAATTTTTTTGCTGCATAATCAACAGCTTTCTTTTCAAATTTACTTTCATTAATCATCATGTTATAAAATGCTTTTTTTGACATATTGGCGTCTTTCACCATTTTTGCTGTTTCTAAAGCGTTTTGGTATTCCTTTGATACAGCAACTACAGTAACAGATTGACTAAATAACTTGTTAGATAATTCTGGAGTTGTAGCTGTAGCCATAACTCCAACAACAACTATTGCAATAATTGAACATTTTTTCATAATAAATCTCCTTATAAAAATAATCTTAATTTTTAAAATTTACCCAAAAAACTTCCTCATTGGACGGAATTGTCATTTACCCGAATAACTTCCCACAACTTCACCAATAATTCTAAAGTCGCTATCTCTATCTACGGGTATATCCTCATATTTGCTGTTTAAACTGTGCAGAAATGCCCCCTCGTCATTTATAAGCAGCTGTTTGATATAAGCGTCACCATAATACTCAAAGACGCCTATATCGCCATCTGCGAGCTCTACGGATAGTTTAATAAACACATAATCACCAGAGTGATATTCAGGTTCCATAGAATCTCCATAAACAGGAATAACAAAATCAGCGTCATAATCGACTGGCAACTCAATTGTTTCTACTTGTACATCATTTAGATATTGTCCTGTACCAGCTGAAGCAGCATGGTCGTAGTAGTTGTAGGTGTAGTAGGTGGCTTGTGGTTCTTCTACTATATCCTTACTGTTTCCTACTGTGTTTTGTTCAGATAAAAGATTTTCACCATGTTTTATCCAATCACTGTGACGAGGTTCTTTGAGTTTTTTATCTAATAGAGCGACTTTGTTGTTGATTTTTGTGGCAGAAATGATTTTAGGGGAATACATTTCTACTAAATCAGATTTTTCAACATTAAAATAGTTAGCCATCAATTCGATTTTGTCGATTCTTGGATAAGTTTTGGCGTTTACCCAATCTAAAACTGTGCTGTACTTAAAATTCATCGCTTTTGAAAACTCTTTAGGGTTCATATTCTTTTTTTCTAAATGTCTTCTTATATTTGAAGCCATTATCTTTTTATTTCCGAGAGACCCACTCATAGCAACACCTCATTTCTAATTGTATTATAACGGATAAACCGTGCTTTTGTCAAAAAATAATTTAAAAAATAAAAAAAATAGTAATTTTGTGTTGACAACACGGTTAAACCGTGTTAAACTATAATCAAGCTTAAGGAATTAAGCAAATCAAAAGGAGGTACAGCTGATGAAGTCTAGGCTAAACAAAAAGCCTAAACACAAAGAACTAGAAGTCGAAATCAAGATTCTTTGGTTTAAGCTTAAGATTCACTACTCAATAGAGTGGTGAGGATAATTAGAGGGCTAAGAAGCCCTCTCCCCTAACGGGGTAAGTTTAGTTTAGCACATTGGCTGTATCTCCGCAAGAATGAAAGGAGAGGTTGCATGAATTGGAAAAAACTAATGCTTGGCGATTTAGAACACACGTTTACTAGTCGTGATGGCAAAGAAAAAACAAGCATCGAATTTGAAGGTGGCGTATTATCAGCGCTGTTAGTGCTAGGTGGTGTCACTTGGTTGATTGCTTGGTTTATTACAAAATAAAAACTCCCGAGAGGGAGTGGAAAGGGATGGAATATGGAAAGCATAGTAGATGAAATTAATAAAATTCGTTTAGAATTACAAGGTATTGAAACATCTCGAAACGAAATGATTAAAATTCTGGAGAATGAAGAACTCAAAATTTCTTATCTGAAAGGGAAAGTCGAGGGATTGGCTCACGTTGTAGAAATGAAGCATTAATAGTATCTGAAGAATTTTGATCTGTTATTATTCTTTGTAAACTTTGTTGCAATGTTTCGACACTTTTCAGTTTTATATCTTCATTATTTATTTTAAGATTTGCTATAAGATTTTCGTTGAACTTTCTGGAATCTTCATGAGTTTTAACTTTAGTAGGTGTCGCAGGTTTAGTTTTGGGATTATCTTTTTTAAGGAGGTTCAAAACTTCGTTAAGTTTGCTATCAATAGATTGAAGATTTAATTCCGACTGGCTTCTTTGAGATGGCATAACAAAAGCATCTACATCGTGAACCATGTTCCGTAAACGCTCTTTAGAATTTTCTATTTCAGCAACATCTGTATCATAAAAAACAGTTCGTCTAGCAATGACATCAAACGGTAGTTTTTCAGTATGCTTGATAATAGGGATCAAAGGCAAACCAAGCGCTTGTCTGAAACCGAACTCATAAAATGCATTAGCATTATGGCCTGTCATGTCGGCAATAACTAGTTCATCGCTTTTTAAATGGTTGATGATACTTTCGTTAATGTCACCATTAGTCGATTCTTTATCAACACGAACGACTTTATAGCCAAATTCTCTGCAAACAGGTTCAATAAGGTATTTAAGAACTTTGTCTGCTTGAATTCTTTCAGGGCTTCCGTTTTGGCCAATAGCAGTGACTACAAAACATGTTTTTGTAATTTTAGGTAACTGTTTTTCAAGGGTAGTCATATATACTTTCTCCAATCGTTTTATTTAAATTATACCACAGAAAAGGGGGGGAGAAAATGGAGAAAATGAAAGCACCTAGCCTAGAAGTTAATCTACGGCTAGGCGAAAAGGAAATCAAGGCAGTTGTTTCTGGATCAACTCATCAATCCTCTGAGCAATCAAAGGTTGAAGTTGATGAGCAAAATCTTGAGAAATAGAAATCGAAAGCTCTTCTGTTAGTTCTTGCAGATTACTAAAACTGTCTAATTGTGGCAATTCAGAAGGTTCAAAAGTATTTGCAAGTTTTAAAACAACTTGACGGAAATCGCCGTCAAACTTTATGTTAATTTTTAATGGATCCATCACATTCACCTCCTTTCTGCCCACATTATAGCAGATTAGAGGTATTAAAAACAGATAGAAAGGGGGTGGGGGAATGACTAAAATGACGTTGAAAATGCTTAGGGTTTCGAAGAATTGGAACCAAGAAACGGCAGCTAAAAAACTAAAAATTTCAGTTTCGAAATTAAGCAATTGGGAAAATGCAAAAACGTTTCCAGATGCTATTGAAATAAATAAAATAGAGAAACTATACGATGTCAACTACTCTGATATTATTTTTTTACCAACAAAACACGGTTTAACCGTGTAAATCAATGAGCAACACAACACTAGAAAGGAGAAAATATGGAAAACATAATTACAGAATACGATAATGCATTTTATATCAATAATTATCGAGTGCCCTATGTTATCAAAGATTCTATCAAAGTGGATAACATGAACAACGAGGTCAGTTTAACAGTTGCAGTTAGCGAATACCGCAAAATTCGAGGAACAAAAGAACCTGTAGAAATCTACAAGTTCAAAAGTGATTTACCAGATTAAGTTAGCTATTGCTTTTGATACGCTTTTCGGAGTTAGTGGAAAACCTTCAGATTTTAGAAAATCTTTGACTTTTTCGGAGGTAGCGGTTTTTTGTAATAAGAGCAAGTAAGAATATCCAGCAGTAGATAATCTTTTGATTTGATAAAGTGTTCCATCAGCTGTGGGATAACGTTTTGCAATGATTAAACCATCATCGATAAGGCTATCGAGAACTTCAAGGGTAGCCTCTACAACGATTTTTTGCGGGAAAGTCTCTCTCATTTTAAAAAGTTCCTCTTTTTCGGAAAGAAATTCAAATAGCTTAAATGCATCGGTTATACTGCTGTGTTCATCGTGGATAACCTCTAGAATGCATCTATATATCAAAAATAATCGATCATCATAAACCTCGTTTTTATTTTAATTATACCAAAACAGAAAGGACAGTATGCAAGAGATTTTTAACTTTAAAGGACAAGAAGTCCGAACAGTAACTATTGACAATGAACCTTATTTTGTAGGTAAGGATGTGGCAGATATTCTGGGATATTCAAATTCAAGAGATGCACTTTCAAAACATGTTGATACAGAAGATAAGCTAACGTCGCAAATCGCGACGGCAGGTCAAATGAGAAATCAAACCATCATCAACGAAAGCGGTCTCTACTCTCTCATCTTATCTAGCAAGCTTCCACAAGCAAAAGAATTCAAGCGCTGGGTCACAAGCGAAGTGCTACCAGCTATCCGTAAGCAAGGAGCTTATGTCACGGACTATAAAGCAGTGGACTTATTGACGAATCCTAATGCATTAGGGAACTTTTTACAAGGTCTAACGGAGCAGGTCAAACATTTAGAAACGAAGATCGAAAAAGATAAGCCCAAGGTACTATTCGCAGACGCTGTAAGTGCTAGCAAATCATCTTGTCTGATTGGTGAACTAGCTAAAATCCTGAAACAGAATGGAATCAATATTGGTCAAAACAAACTCTTTCAGTGGCTTAGAGCAAATGGCTACCTAATCAGTCGTCGCGGTGAGTCTTGGAATCAGCCAACGCAAAAAAGTATGCAACTTGGATTGTTTGAACTCAAAAAAACAGCCATCAATCACTCTGACGGTCACACTACAACAAATGTAACCCCAAAAGTTACTGGTAAGGGGCAACAATACTTTATTAACAAATTTCTTAACCAGGAATATATGTCAAGTTAGAAAGGAGATAGCGTGAACGAACAAATTTTATTGACATTATTATTATCAACCATCTTTTCGTTGATTTCGTACATCGTTGTCACGACATCAGTTGATAGAAAATCAAAGAAAATGCGTGATGAGATGTATAAGAGGGTTTGGGAAAACTACAAAAAAAGAAGTGACAAGTAGCCTACTTCTGTGATTGGTTGAATATATCTGTTTTTTCTATATGTTTAGATAAGGCAGGCGCCATAGCCGTCCCTAGAATAGACATAAATTCTTTCGTGATAGTATTTGTTAACTCAGCTTCTGAGTGTTTTTGAATATTTTCCAGTTCAAGTCTATGCGCTTCTTGCATTTTTTCTAACTCGTGCTGATGATTCTTTTTCATTTGCTCAAAATCTTTTTGAAATTGTTTTTGGAGATTATCTAATTCATGCTTGTGAGCAAGTCGAGCCATTTCAACATCGTGATTAAATTGTTTTTCCAAGGATTTAATATCTGTCCGATTTTTCATCCAGGAAGCGCCGAAACTGAGTAAACCAGTTATAGCAGCTGGAATAGCAGCAGTAGCAAATGTCAACCAAAATTGAAAATTTTCCATAATAATACCTCAATACCTCGCATTTTTATTTAAATTATACCACAGAAAGGGGATGGGTGAATGCAGATTCTTCTGTATAAATTGCGAAAAGAAAAAGGAATTTCACAAGAAGAGATGTCCAAAGTTATTAATAAGTCTTCTGACACTTACCGAGATAAAGAATTAGGTAAAAGAGACTTCACGCAGAGTGAAATGTTCAAAATCGCCAATTTCTTTTACAAAGAATTAGGCGAAATTTTTATACCATGAACTTCACGAAACATGAAACTAGAAAGGACACTATGAACGAACTAATCAACATTACAGTAAACGACAATCACGAGCCAGTTGTCAGTGGTCGTGATTTGCACAAAGTGCTTGAAATTAAAACACAATATACAAAATGGCTTGAGCGAATGAGCGAATATGGTTTCGTTGAAAACGAAGACTTCATGGCTATTAGTCAAAAAAGACTAACAGCTCAGGGCAATCAAACTGAATATACAGACCACATTCTAAAACTAGATATGGCAAAAGAAATTGCGATGTTGCAACGGAATGAAAAATCTAAGCAAGTCCGCAAGTATTTTATTCAAATCGAAAAAGACTTCAATAGCCCCGAGAAAATTATGGCAAGGGCGTTGCTGATGGCAGATAAGAAAGTGCATAAATTAGAGGCTCAGATTGAGGCGGACCGTCCCAAGGTACTGTTTGCAGATGCTGTAAGTGCTAGCCATGCTTCTATCCTAGTCGGAGAACTTGCAAAGTTACTCAAGCAGAATGGGGTAAATATTGGAGCAACACGTCTCTTCGCTTGGCTTCGTAAACACGGCTATCTTATCAAGCGCAATGGCCGCGATTGGAATATGCCTACTCAGAAAAGCGTAGAGCTTGGTCTTATCAGGGTCAAGGAAACTAGCATTACCCATTCTGATGGCCATATTACAGTAAGCAAGACACCTCTGGTAACCGGAAAAGGTCAGCAATACTTTATCAACAAATTCCTTAATCAGGAATATCTGCCAGTTTAGAAACGTAACAAAACCAACGAAGGGAGAAAATATGCCAGAGGATTTAATCAAACAACTAGAAGCTGGTTCAGAATTTCTAGCAAAGACATGTTTACATAGCAAGATTATTATCACGGTGGATGGTGTTCGGCTTGTGGAAACAAAAGAGTTCCACCCAGTGAGCGGAACTCTACTAGATTAGACAATACGTGTATAAGTGTGTATCTTAGCTAATCTATGAATATTTGAGCCAACAGACCCAACAAGAACAGAACGGTATTCCGTTTGGCTTACATTGTGATAATGGTAAATAGAACCATTATTAAACTCAACTTCCAAAGTGTTATTTTCCCAACCAACACTTCGGACGTTACTAGATGAAACGTATTGACGTTGCATAACTTTTCCTCCTTTCGTAATGATAGCTTTATTATAGCACGCAGGAGGAACTACACAGATAGAAAGGAAACCACATGAGACCAAAACGATATCCGTATAGCGGGAAGAAAAACAGAAAAGCAAAAGACATCAGTCTCAAGCTGATGTCTAAAGAGGAGTTATCTGATTTTAGTCGTCAGATTGCTGAAGCCACTCGTGATAGTGTCGAACCATTTCGAGAGCCGCAAAGTATGATGAGCTAAGTATTAACTTTTCAAGGTTTACAGATCCCCCTTCGCTTTCTTTCGCATATCTATTGTAATGGTACTCAATAACTTCCAGAATTTCTTCGGTTTTACCATTGCTTAGAGATTGGGCGAAATTGTTGAAATCTTTATTCATATAATCACCTCCTTTCGAGATGATTATATCAAAAAAAGTCCGACGGCAATCGGACTCTAAAGAATACTATTTACTTAGATTATACCACGAAAGGGGTGATAAATCTATGCAATCACAACTTACTTACGATTTACTAAAAAAGCAGATAGCAGAAGAGCTTTTTGATGAGTTTAAGAAACTCATACAGGAAAAAGATTTAGCGAATCAGTGGGTCAATCAAACAACGCTCGTCAATGAATACGGCTACTCATGGCAAACTATAAAACGCATGGAGAGCTATGGCCTTAAATCTTTTAAAAACGGTAAAGACAAAATGTATTGTCTTGCTGATGTCAACGAAATCAAACACTTAATGAAACAATAAGCGCTGGGGAGTGCTAGAGGAGCGTAACATGAACAAATTAGAACTATTTTTATTAACAACAACGATTATCTTAGCAATCATTGCAAGAATTCAGTATGAAGTCATAAAAAAACATAATTCACCAGAGAATAAGCGAAGAATTTTTAGGGAAGTAGCTTTAGAAAACAGCAAAGGGTGGAACGAGAAGCGCTCTAGAGGAGGGGTGATCAGCTAATGCAGTACATTTTTCAAGACGCTACGAGGTAATTTTACTAGTGTTAGCAATGAATTTATAGATGACAATAACTTGTCATATAAAGCAGTAGGTTTGTTATTGACGATATTGAGAAATAAAGAGGAATGGAGAGTATATCCTGAGGAGCTTGCAAAAAGGCACTCAGATGGACTTGCATCGGTTAGAGCAGGTCTAAAAGAACTTGAGCAAGCTGGATATGTCAGAACCTATAAGAAAATCATCAGGCGATCAGATGGTTTACAACATTATCGTTTTTGCTCAGATTGTAAAATAAGTGATGAAACCTACAAGCAATTAGTTGAGCAGATAGAAAGAGAACTTTCTGACTAAAATGCGATTTTCTAAAGTTAGAAAATCTAAAGTTAGAAAATCTAAAGTTAGAAAATCTAAAGTTAGAATTTCGCACACTAATAAATACTAACATTAAATAAATACTAAATAACAATAAATACTAACAGACAATAAGATGATGAAGAAGAAAGGAGAGCCAGTGGACAAAAAAGAACTGTTTGATAATTTCCAAAATAATTGGATGCGTCTCTTATCCCCGTTTGAGATTGAGGATATTAACAAGTGGATTGATGAAGAGAAAATGCCTGTTGAAGTAGTTAATGAAGCACTAAAATCGACAATTCTATATAATGCACCGAACCTCAGATATTTAAACAGAGTGCTAAATAACTGGAAACGACAAGGGATTGATACAGTCGAGAAAGTCGAATTTGCTAGGTTGCAATTTGAAAATAAAAAGCTAAGTCAAGGTAAAGGTCAACTTTCCAACGTCCCAAGCTGGTCGAATCCAGACTACAAAGAACCAGATTTAAAAGAATTTGCTCTAGGAAGCATGGACGGTATAGAAGATGGATCAGGAGATTTTTAATTTTTTTAACAAACAAATCAAAAAAGATTTTGGTAAAACGGCGAGTAAAGAGACTTTTGCTAAGTTTGCTAGTTACTGCGCTGAAGGAATCGAAAAAAATGGAGTTAAGCCAATTTTTAATTGGATAAACCTATACGCTTTTGGAACTGATATAACAACAGCAGAAGCAGACCGATTAAGGATAGAGCGATATAAACAGGAGAATGTGTTATGACAAAACAGCATAGAGAAACGCTTATCTGGTATCGAGCAAGTCATCAAGAGCGTGAGAGATTGCTTGATTTTGGACTAGTTGATAAAGCACGGTACGTGACACTATTGCGGCAATTGCGTAAGAAATATGCGATTTAGGAGGAAATATGACACCAGAACAAGCAGAAAAAGCAAAAATCAGAGCTAAACAAGAACTTGAAACGTTTAGCATATACCTTGATCAGGCAATTGATGATCTCGGTGGAGTTCTAACTTCACGAGAAGTCTTTTTAGCAGCGGGAATAACATATCTTGGCGCAGGTCAGACAGATATACATGCTGCAGTCGAGGGATTATGTGAGCAAATCCAATGATTTTAAATTTAGTGAAGACTGGGAGAGCAACTAAAACACAAAAAGAGGAAATGAAATGAACATCAAAGAAAAAATTGTAGTGCTAAGAAACACTGAAGACGGAAGTTTTTTAAAGAGTTTCAAAAACAAAAAAGATGTACTTGCTTATAATGTGGAACTTACAGATAGCATTCAACTGGCATCATTTTTACCAGAAGAAGCTTACAACATACAAAAAGAAAAAATTGATAATTTGGCAGAAACGCTTGGGTGTGATGTTGTAGTTATCGAAGCATCATATGACCTAAAATTTATTGATGGCGAGGATGTTCCAGAGTTAACAAAAGAGCAAAAAGTTAAAAGTATGGTAAACGGAATGTTTGAGCAGGTTTTTGGAGGTGAATAGAGATGGCAAATCAATTATCAACATACACACACAAACAATTTTTTAACGCACCAACAGTTCAAAAAGCTTTTGATGACGTTTGGAAAGGCGCCGGGACACAGTTCGCAGTAAGCATCTTGTCAGTACTACAAGGTAGTCAAAGTTTGAAATCGGCATCTAATAAATCTATTTATGCAGCAGCTATGAAAGCAGCCGTGTTAAATCTGCCTATTGAGCCAAGCTTAGGAAGGGCCTATTTAGTTCCGTACAAAGGTCAAGCACAATTCCAATTAGGCTATAAAGGGTTGATTGAGTTAGCGCAGCGCAGCGGACAATACAAAAATATTAATGCAGGTATCGTCTATAAATCACAATTAATTTCTTACAACCCTTTGTTCGAGGAATTAATCCTTGACTTTAGCAAGCCACAAGATGAAATTGTAGGGTATTTTGCCGCTTTTAAACTTTTCAATGGATTCGAGAAAGTTTCTTTTTGGACAGTAGAAAAAGTAACTGCACATGGAAAGAAATTTTCAAAATCGTTTGCTAGCGGTCCTTGGAAAACAGACTTTGATGCAATGGCTCAAAAAACTATTTTAAAAGATATTTTGAGTAAATATGGTCCGTTATCAGTTGAGATGCAGAAAGCTATCGATGAAGACAATCAAGATTCAACGATTTCTACTCCAAAAGACATCACCCCACAAGAAACAAACAGTCTAGATGATCTAATTGGTCACCAGAATGAAAATAAGGATGCTCCTAGCAATTTAAAAGACGTGACTGAAGATTTACATTCAGATCCAGAAAAAACGCTCGCAGACGAAAATAAGACTGTTTTAGAAGATACCTCTTATCCGGCAGATGAAATTCCCGATTTTGATCAAGAAACAGGCGAAATTAAAGCTAGCGAAGGCAACTTATTTGATAACCTCGGAGACTTAATATGATTAAACTTGTAAAAATTGAAGGATATTATATTAATCCAGAATATGTTGTTGGCGTTTGGGAAAGATCTGCTTTAAATTTTGACGATTTAGATGAAAAAGTAGTGGTTATTCAATTCGTTGGAGATAGGGAAAGGGAAGAGTTTGTCTTTTGCGATACACCTATTGATGAAGTAATTAAGAGGTTGCTAGATGACTAGTTTAGACTTGCTCGGAAAGGACTATTACAGCCGTGAATCAGCTATCAGGTACTGGTCCATTAGTCAGTACAAGCGTTTTAAAGAGTGCGAAGCGCGGGCGCTTGCTGAATTACAAGGGAATTGGACAGATACCAGAGATAACACTGCGTTGCTCGTCGGGAACTATGTCCACTCTTACTTTGAGAGTAAAAAAGCTCATGAAGAATTCAAAGCCCAAAACGGCTCTGAAATGATTTCGACCCGAGGAGCAACAAAAGGCCAATTAAAAAAGGATTACTTAGTTGCTGAACAGATGATTGACGCTCTTAAAAGTGATAGTAACTTTATGGCTATCTACCAAGGAGAAAAGGAAGCAGCAATCACAGGATTTCTTGGCGAGATTGAATTCAAGGGTAAAATCGACTGCCTGAATGTTGAACGTGGCTATTTTGTAGACATCAAAACAACAAAAGGGCAGATTGACGACACAATCTGGAATGGAGAAGAGCGTGTCAGATGGTTTGAAGCTTATGGATATATCTTGCAGATGGCTGCCTACAAAAACATGCTAGAAGCTAAGTATAACAAACCGTTTGAGCCGATTATCTACGCAGTTACTAAAGAGACACCACCAGATACAAGAGCCATCAGAATCCAAAATGTAGATGCTATGCAAAATGAGTTAGACGATTTAGCTCAAAACATCAAGCGACTAGATGACGTTAAAAAAGGCATAAAAAAACCTAAGCCTTGCGGTCATTGCGAGTATTGTAGAGCTAATCAATTAACACAAAGGGTAATGATTTTTTAACAACCTATTGCAAAGTGAAGCTCGGCCTTTGCAGTATCAATATTTTCCGAGTGAAAAAGGAAAGTTGGAATATCGTCAAGTTAACAGGATTGATGATATAAAAAATTGCTACACTCGTCCTTGCCAATGCTCACACACAATTTTAGGGCGAGTGTGGATTTTAAAAAGGTGAAAAATATGGAACAAATCAAAATTACAGGAACAGGAACAGCACTAATTTTAGATAGAGTAAACCGAATCTTTGCCATCTCTGGCAGTTTGACTATGCAATGGGATTTTATTAGTGGTTTTAAAAAGATTGACGACGAACCGTCACTTGATGAAGATGGAGAGTTATTCGAAACAGCCTACGACCTCATTCTTGCAGCTAAACCCAAAACTAAAATCAATCTAACATCTTCATACTTTGCTAAAGAGCACAAGAAAGACATAGACGAAATCATAAAAGTATTCTCATTTATCGAAGATAACAAGAGAAATATCTTTGAAACCCTTGGCATTCGCGGGGTGCTTGAATGAGCAATCTAGTTTTATCGTTAGACATCTCAACATCTGGAACAGGGTGGGCCTTATTTAAAGGCTCAGATCTTATCCAGAGTGGTGTCTTAAAACATAAGAGTAAATCCTACTTTGAGCGCGGCCGCTATATGGCTAGTCAATTAAGGCTAATCCAGTCACGAGCATTAAAAAAATACGATTGCTATTTTAGTACAATCGCAGTCGAAAAAAACTCGGTTATGGGACCTAACCAGCAATCCATGCTTAAAATCGGTATTGTTACAGGAATTATCTTAGGAAGATTAATAGCTGATAACGTCGTGTTTATCAATGTATCAACGTGGCGTAAGTATTGGAAGTTTAGCTACAAAGACCGAAGCAAGAAGTCCATGAAATTACAGTCAAAAATAAAAGTGGAGCAAGAATTTAATAAATCGGTCAAAGACGACGAAGCAGACGCTATTTTGATTGGCTCATACTATGTCAATCAAGGCTATCTTGATGAATTGGAGACACATGACTACTACTAAAAACGAAGCGATGCGGTTTATTAGACAGCTAGAGTTAGCTAGCGGCAAGCGCGTAAACGAGTACTACATGAAGGGGTAAACGGATGACTGAAGAACAGATGATTGATTGCTTGCTTTATGAGTTAGTAAAAAAAGACAAAGCAATCAAAAAGAAAAGCATCATTATCGCTGCACTAACAGTTATGCTGATTGTCGTATCAGGGCTTTGCGTATCGCTTAAAAGCTATTATGAACCGCAAATATACGGACTACGTACACAGCTAAGCAGGACACAAAAGCAGCTTAAACGTGCGAGTGAGCAAAATCAGAGACAGACAAAGCGGATTGCTGATTTAACGAATAACGGAGGGTAACATGATTAAGATCGATGAGATACATCGCATACTAGGCATCGACGAAGTTTATAAAGCACCCAAACGACTTACGGACATACTCTTTGATAAAGATAGTCGCGAGGACTTATTCAGACAGTTTTTGAAATATGAAACAGATGTATCTTACGACTGGTTTATGCAATATTTTGAGGAAGAACAAGCTGACCGCAAAAATAAAAAGCAAGACTTTACGCCTAAATCGGTTAGTACACTATTATCTAAAATAATAAGTGGTAATCAATACTACGAGGTAGCAGTCGGGACGGGTGGGATACTTATCCAAGCATGGCAAGAACAACGATTAAATGACAGTCCATTTACTTATCGTCCGAGTAAATACTGGTATCACGTAGAAGAGTTATCGGACAAAGCAGTACCGTTTCTACTCTTTAATATGTCTATAAGAGGAATAAATGGTGTGGTGGTGCATGGCGACTCTTTAACAAGACAAGTTAAAAACATTTATTTTTTGCAAAATACAAAAGACGACATGCTGAGTTTTAGTGATATTAACGTTATGCCAAGGACTCAAGATATTGAGCGAGAATTTAATGTCAAAGAGTGGATTGGTGATGCGATAGTGCATGTAGAGAGTAAGTTAAATGCGAGGTAAAAATGAACATTAAAGAAGCGAAAATAGGCGATAAAGTGTGGGTTGAAGGTATTATCAATTCGTCCTTTTCAAATGGTGGAATACATGTAAATCATGCTGGTGTTGACGCCTTTTATGATCTTGAGCAAACAAAAATAAAACCAGACGGATACGCAGGGCAGTCACCTAAATATCTTAAAAATATTATTGCTAAAATGCGAGAACTACCAGAGCACGACAGAGCCGTCTGGATTAAAGGTATTTTTAAGGAATTTGGTATTGAGAACGACATTAGCTATTATCTTGGCCACAAGCAAGGCGTATTACAAGCAAAGGATTCGCTAAAACCAGAAGTACCGCAGTATGTGGCTGACTATATAGAAAAGTGCAAGAAAAGAGGCGACACATTATACTTAGCGTTAAAAGTCGGAAAATCTGTAAAACAATCTGTATATAAGTGGTTATGGGATGGCAGCGGTGATGAGAGTTTTATTAAGTTTGCTAAAGCTTGGATTTACGGTTACACAATCGAAAAAGAAAAGCTTTATACTGTTGAGATACCGAATCCGAATGATAAACAAATAGCTTTGAGACTTGAAAAATGGGTTAAAGGAAAAGTAAGAATTGTTGCAACTTACTCATCTAATAATTTTACAGATGACATGCGCTTAGCGGAACGAGAAATCCGAAAAGATTTTGATTGGGCTTGGCAATTTGCGAAAGAGGTGACTGAATGACTGAAGAGTTAGGAGTGTTATATAGCGAAAAGTGGCATAAGTATTATTTATATAAAACTTGCAGGTATATATCTTATGTTGATAATCCACATCAGGCTACTAAATGCACCCGCAAACAAGCAGAACAGTTTCCACAGTTTAAATGGGTATCGCTGACAAAATTATAACCCCACGCAAGCGCTCAAGAGCCTGCGATGGCTCTGTGGGGGTGGACCGAAATTAAAAAATAGAAACGAGAACCTCCTTACACCAAAACAAATCTAAAGCGGGTTATCGGTCATCCGTGATTATCCAAGGCGTCGCTAATGCTTTAACACGACATCGTGCGCCTGTGTCAAAAAACAAAGGAAAGAGAGGACTTTTCTCCACAAAAAAAGACGTCCATGCGAACGCCTTCATGATTAAATACCCAACAATATTATATCATGAATGGAGAGTTAGATGGGCAACATTCCGACAACAAAAGCTAATAATTTTTTGGAAGAATTAAAGACTATCCCACATCTCATAGAGACCCTTGAAAGAGACGCTAACCTAATGAGTCGATCGCTCGTTAAGTCTCCTCAGTGGTCTGATATGAAGGTATCTGGCGGGGTTAAACAATCACAGGAAGACAAAAACATAAAGATGCTTCACATGGTTAGCTATTATAGTGATCAGATTGAGCGTTTAAAAGACCGTCGGCAAGAAATGGCTAATCTGATTGTGCAAAGCATGGGCATTTGTGAGAGTCACGTTTTACTAACGACCTATCTTGACTGTGATGGAGACTATGAGAGAGCCAGAGAACGTTTGAACATAGGTAATCGTAATAAATACTTTATGTTTGTCAGAAGAGGTAAGGAAAGTCTGGAATTGATACTAAAAAATACTAATTAGATACAAATTGATACTACATAATACTAATTACAGTGTTAATATAGTAGCATAGCAAAATAACAAGAAGAGATAACCATTTTACCAACTGACTATTTATTTAGTCGCCAACTTTAACTACAATCAAACTTGTTATTTTGTAGCCTGATGGCGGTACAGCGAGTTGAGACGACAACTGGGTATGCAGGTTCGATTCCTGCCGTCTCAATCAGCGCCCAGAAGAGGCGCGACCCAGTATCCCGAAAGGCAGTCACGCACTGATATACTGGTTTTTACTTGGTTGATAGTCATATTCCTACCAATGACGATTGGTAAAAAAGATACATAGATCGGCTGTATAGTCTACGTGTACGTATTCACAACAGATTGACTCATTTGATTAACCACAAGTAAAACAAGGGTCGCAACCTTGCTTGTGGTTAGTAGACCTAGTGGTCGTTTATGCACGTTCGATTCGTGCAAGGTCTGTTTGTAGCTATGTACGGATAAATAATAGCCTTAGTGTCCTTCGGGAGCTAAGTCGTACTAAATGCTACAAAATTGGAACATGAACCGTGATTGGAAAACGGTGGAGGTAGCGCCTTGCTTCGGGACGTTAGCTAAGTCCGAAAACTCTTTGCGAAGAGCCAGAAGAAGATGTGTCGGTTCGATTCCGACTGTTCCTGTAACAAGTTAGCTTAAAGCGTAAGTAATTGGTAGACGTACCGAGGAGGGGCGCATGCGCAAAGCGCTGGGCTGATAACCCAGAGATGGAGGTTCGAATCCTCCGCTTGTGGTAAAACAGACCGACATAGATGTCGGGCTGAAGTCACACAATCGTGTGGCTTTTTATTATGGATTGGAGGTGGTGGAAAATCGCATACGAGGAATTAACCGAAAAACAACAGCGTTTTGTGGATAAGTACATCACCACATTTAACGCTACTGAGTCTGCAAAACAAGCTGGATATTCTGAAAAAAGCGCTTATAGCCAAGGTCAACGCTTGTTGAAAAATGTTGAAATTCAAAAAGCAATGAAGGAACGTTTTTTGGAGGCAAAAGATACTAAAGGAGACCGTATTCAAGATGTTGCAGAAACGTTGGAACAAGATACATCGATAGCCCGTGGAGAAATCCAAATATCTGAATTCAAAGAAACAGATATGCTGACAGGTCAAGTGGTTATCCACACGAAAAGAGAATATACCCCAAGTCACGAAGAACAGGGTAGGGCTAGGGATAGAATTTATAAAGTTAATGGAGCTTACTCAGAAAAACGTGAATTAGAGCATTCTGGAACGGTGGTGTTTGCAAATGAAGACAACATCCCTGATTAAAGTAGATTTGCCATCAACAATCGGTATAGGTTATGGCGCTTTTTGGCGGTCTAGAAATTTTTATCGAGTAGTTAAAGGCAGCCGTGGATCTAAAAAATCTAAAACGACTGCTTTAAATTTTATCGTCAGACTGCTGAAGTACCCTTGGGCTAACTTATTGGTCATCCGTAGATACTCAAACACTAACAAACAATCTACTTATACCGATTTTAAATGGGCGTGTAATCAATTAAAGGTTACACACCTTTTTAAGTTTAATGAGAGTTTGCCAGAAATAACTGTAAAGGCAACGGGCCAAAAGATACTGTTCCGTGGACTTGATGATGAGTTAAAAATCACATCTATTACTGTCGATGTTGGCGCTTTGTGCTGGGCTTGGTTTGAAGAGGCTTATCAAATTGAGACCGAAGATAAGTTTTCAACAGTTGTCGAATCAATCCGCGGTAGTTTAGATGCTCCTGATTTTTTTAAACAGATAACAGTCACGTTTAACCCGTGGTCAGAAAGACATTGGCTTAAACGTGTCTTTTTTGATGAAGAAACTAAACGGGCTGATACATTTTCTGGGACTACAACATTTAGAGTAAACGAATGGCTTGATGATGTCGATAAAAGACGCTACGAAGATTTGTACAAGACTAATCCAAGGCGGGCTAGAATCGTGTGCGATGGTGAATGGGGCGTTGCTGAAGGTCTTGTTTTTGATAACTTTGAAGTCGTAGATTTTGATGTTGAAAAAACAATTCAACGCGTTAAAGAGACCTCGGCCGGTATGGACTTTGGGTTTACTCAAGACCCTACAACTCTTATATGTGTTGCAGTTGACCTCGCAAACAAAGAGTTATGGCTTTACAACGAACATTATCAAAAGGCTATGTTAACAGATCATATTGTCAAAATGATAAGAGATAAAAACTTGCATAGGTCTTACATCGCAGGGGATAGCGCCGAAAAACGCCTCATTGCAGAAATAAAAAGTAAAGGGGTGTCTGGAATTGTCCCGAGTATTAAAGGTAAAGGGTCAATCATGCAAGGGATTCAATTCATGCAGGGGTTTAAGATATATATTCACCCATCTTGCGAACACACAATAGAAGAGTTTAATACTTACACTTTTAAGCAAGACAAAGAAGGTAATTGGTTAAACGAACCGATAGATAAGAATAACCACGTTATTGATGCGATTAGATATGCGCTTGAAAAATACCATATCAGAAGCAACGAGTCAAATCAGTTTGAAGTTCTTAGGGCTGGTTTTGGTTACTAGAAAGGAAAATAATGTACACAGAATCATTTAGAGATAGTACGGGAAAGACTAAAACATTAGAGTTTAGGTTCCACCGTGAAGCTCGCATGAGGTATCAAGCGGAAAGTCTAGAAAGCTTGTTAACCGAAAAATATAAGCTACTCCGTGAAATGATTGAACACCACGATAAAGTCCAAAAACCACGCATACAAGAGCTTCTAGATTATGCAGAGGGAAATAACCACACCATCAGCGAAATAGGCCGTAGGAAAGACGATGACATGGCTGATGTTCGTGCTGTGCATAACTATGGTAAGTATATTTCAACGCTCAAACAGGGCTATTTGGTGGGTAATCCTATTCGTGTAGAGTATATTGATGGTACCGAGCAGCAGCAAGACCTATTAAAGGACCTATCTGTTAAAAACAATTTCCACCAGCTGAACCGCAGATTAGTAAAAGACCTATCCAAGGTTGGTCGAGCGTTTGAATTGATTTATCGCAGCATGGATGACAAGACAGAGGTCGTTAGACTAGATCCACGGGAAGTATTTGTTATCTATCAAAATAACCTAGAGCAATCAAGCTTAGCTGGTGTGCGGTACTATAACAAAAATCAATTAGATGGTACTACAAAAATTGTCGAGCTTTACACCGATAATAAAATCCTGAAGTTTGAATATGATGGTGATTTAACACCTATCGGAGAGACTTCCTCTCATGCGTTTGGTTCGGTGCCAATCACGGAGTACCTCAACACAGATGACGGCATGGGTGACTACGAGACAGAGTTGTCTTTAATCGACTTGTATGATGCAGCGCAGTCTGACACAGCTAACTACATGCAGGATTTGTCAGACGCGATTCTGGCAATCATTGGTCGTGTATCATTCCCTGGCTATGTCGACACTGCCGAAAAAGCCATTGAATACTTACGTAAGATGCGTAAAGCTAGATTGCTTAACCTCGAGCCTCCTGTCGACCAAGACGGGCGTGAGGGATCTGTAGATGCCAAATATCTATATAAACAATATGACGTACAAGGAACCGAAGCCTATAAAAATCGTATTGTGTCCGACATCCATAAATTTACCAATACGCCAGACATGACAGACAGTAAGTTTGCCGGTCAACAATCCGGAGAGGCGTTGAAGTGGAAAGTGTTTGGTCTTGATCAGGAGCGTGTCGACATGCAAGCTTTATTTGAGCAATCTCTTAAACGTAGGTACAAACTAATCGCTCGTGTAAGCCAACTGCTTAAAGAGATTGATGATTTTGACATCAGCAAGCTTAAAATCACATTTACGCCAAACCTACCTAAGTCGCTACAAGAAAAGATTGAAGCCTTTAAAGCATTGGGTGGAGAGTTGTCGCAAGAGACAGCTATGGCTATTACAGACATCGTGGAAGATGCTAAGAAAGAAATTAGCCTTATCAACAGCGAGTCGAAATCACGTAGTCAACTAGCGCAGAAGTTAGAAGAAACCAGTAGATTGACTGATAGGGAGTTAGCTCATGACCACCAGAAAGAGTAAATACTGGCGTGACCGTATCAAGAAAGAAATGGATGCTAAAGAGGCAGACGATATCTCTCTTGAGCAATCCATGAAGCAATTGCACGATTATCATTTCAGGAATATCGAAAAAGAAATTGAGTCGTTTTATCAACGTTATGCTGACAAAGAGAAAATAGACCTTTCAGAAGCCCGTAAGAGAGCTTCTGAGCTTGATATTTCTGCTTACCAGAAGAAAGCTAAGGAACTTGTTGCAAAGGCTGAGAAGCTACGAAAAGAGGGGAGAACGGTAACAAGAGATGATTTTACCCACCAAGAAAATGCAGACATGTCTATTTACAACTTAGCCATGAAAACGAATGCTTTGGAACTATTGCGCTTAAACATTGATTTAGAAATGCAAGAACTTGCCAACGGCGAACACAAGCTAACCAAGAAATTTCTTGATGAAGGCTATCGCAAAGAAACCGAGTTTCAAGCTGGGCTATTAGGATTATCAGTTGCTAGCCAAGCGAGTGTGAAAAGCTTAGCTGATGCCGTTATCAATGCTAATTTCAAAGGAGCAAAATGGTCAGATAACATTTGGGACAGACAAGATAAGTTACGCAGTATCATATCTCAAAGTGTTCAGAGTGCTATCCTAAGAGGTAAAAATGGCTTAACTATTGCAAGGGATATCAGACGAGAATTTGATGTGTCAGCGTCTTACGCAAAGCGACTAGCGATAACGGAGCATGCAAGGGTTCAGATGGAAGTTGGTAGATTATCCATGGCGGAGAATGGCTTTGCTATGTTTGATATATTGCCTGAGCCTAAAGCATGTGATGTTTGCAAAGATATAGCTAAGCATGGTCCATATCACCTTGACAAGTGGATAATAGGGGAAAACTCTCCGCCGTTTCATCCGTATTGTCGTTGTGCAGTTGTAGGATTGGATAAGAAACAAGAAGAAAAAGTGAATGATAAATCTGAAAAATTTGAAAACATAACACCGAATCTCATGCCGTTATTTAGTAAGTTTGCAAGTAAAATAACAGATTTGCAACGTAAAATAGTGTACTCTGCTGATTTAGCAGATACCGGGTACATTAGAACACCGCATGCGTTTGATATAAACAATACCTTGCGAAATAAAGGCTACAATTATCTAAACGTTGATGATAAACTAATTACCGACACATTGGATAGTGTCATCTCGATAAATTCAACTCCCAAAAATATAAAAGTATACCGCTTTGATGACTTTGAGTTATTAGGTTCAATCAACGAACAAAACAATAATATTTTTGATTCAGGTAATTTTATGGATAAATTAAACCAGGGAGGATTATCATACACCAACGATGGATATACTTCTGCAAGTTATGATGTTAAAAAAAACGTGATGGGATATCGTCCTATTAAGACTGAAATAAAAGTACCTAAAGGAAGCCATGTTTATCTTACAGATAATGAGGAAGAAAGTGAAATTATACTACCACGAGGGACAAAGTATGATATAATTAATGCGAAGATAAATGAATATGAAGAAATAGAAATCACTATGGAAATAAGAAAGGAGTAAGCGATGGATTTTTCTGATTTTTTGAATAAAAAACAAAAAGAGTGGGATGAATCTCATCCAATTCCTGACTTTAGTGCAATGAGTGATGAAGAATTGCTTTATCAGCCAATGAGTGAAGCTTTAGTGTCTGAAAGATTTGCTAAAGAGTTATCTAAAGAGGTTAGAAAGCGTAATTTATTATCAAAATAAAAACATATTATTATAGACGGAAGACTGTGGTCGCCCGTCTTTTTTTGTACCCAAAAACAGGAGGAAACATGAATCGTGAAAGTAAACCAGGTATGGAAAGCGTAAAAATCGGATGGTTGACATACTCTGTTGAAAAGGCATCGGACCTGTAAGGCAAAGATGGCAATTGGGGTCTTATACACTACAAAACACAACAAATTAAACTAGATGACTCATTAACCGAGCAGCTCGAAGATCAAACACTTATCCACGAAATTGTTCATGGAATTTTAGTTGAGGCAGGCTATACTAACCACGAAGAGGATCAAGCTAACCGCATTGGTCTGATTTTGTATCAAGTATTGCAGGATAATGATTTTAGCTGGTTGTACAAAGGGGAATAAATATGAATAAACGCATCAAGAAAAAACGTAAGTTAGAAACAGCAGTTGTGATGCTTGTTGCAGAAAATGCTATGCAAGCAAAAGCTCTTAGAAATCAAAACAGACGAATTGCAGAGCTGAGAGCGATTATACAACAAAACACCCAAGCAATAAATAGAGAGTTTGTAACTGCTAAAAATACGATTTTAGATAACCAATTAGCTATTAAGTCAATTGGTGATGATGTTAATCACATCAAGCAAAATTATAAGCGGAAGTGGCGAAAATAAATTTTAAACTGGTCGAATTCGACCCCTTTAGAATCAAACTAAGTCGTAGGAATACGGTTTTTTTATTATGTCCAAGCATTGACGACGATAAAAGCTATGGAATTAATAATCGGGGACGATTTAAAACATAGGAGGTGCCAATCATGGCAGAAGAAACACAAGTAGTTGAGACGGTTGAAGAGCAAGTGGTACCTGAAGCAAAACAACCGCAAGACGAAAAAAAGTATACAGATGCAGATGTGGACGCTATTATCGACAAAAAGTTTGCGAAGTGGAAGTCAGAACAAGAAGCTGAGAAATCGGAAGCCAAAAAAATGGCTAAGATGAACGAGAAAGAAAAAGCAGACTATGAAAAGCAGAAGCTGTTAGACGAATTGCAAGAGCTAAAAAACGATAAGACACGCAATGAGTTAACAGCAGTAGCTCGTCAAATGTTTGCAGAATCTGAAATCAACGTCAACGATGACGTACTTGGTTTAGTTGTGACTTTGGATGCAGAACAAACAAAAGCAAATGTAACAACGCTAGCAAACGCATTTGCTAAAGTTATCGCTGATGACCGCAAAGCTCTTGTACGCCAGACCACTCCGTCAACAGGCGGTGGTGTCGCAAAACAAACCAATTACGGTGCTAACTTGGCTAGTAAGGCAGCACAACAAAGCACCAAGCTTTTTTAGGAGGAAATTATGAACAAACGTAAAGTAACAACATCTAAAGAGATTCTACACAATCTCGACTATGAGGCTATGTCAGTCACTTTGGATTCAAAAAAAATCGGCAAGGAAGTTGTTCCAGCTGGGACAGTGTTAGCAGGTGTTTCAGGATCAGTATTTGAAGACCGCAAACAGAAAGTTAAAGCGGTCGATAACAGTGCCGTAGAAAGTGAGGATAACATCTGCGGGATTTTGCTTACAGATGTCGATTTAACAAATGGCGATGCAGTCGGTTCCTGTATTTATCGTGGGACTATCAATGCAGACAAGCTTGCTGATTCATCTATTGCGGAAGATTATGAAGTGTTGGAAGAAGAACTACCGCACATTGTCTTTATCAAGGGAGGTAAATAAACATGGCATTGATTCACGAAATTATCACATCGGAAAATATCAAAGGTTTTTACAATGCTAAAAACGAAAATGTCGGAAACACGCTAGGGGAAAATGCGTTTCCGCCAAAACAACAACTAGGTCTTAAACTGTCATTTATTAAAGGTGCAGCAGGAAAACCAGTTACTCTTAAAGCAGCTGCTTTTGACACTAAAGTGCCGCTACGTGATCGTATGGCTGTTGAATTGCTTGACGAAAAAATGCCATTCTTCAAAGAGGCTATGGTTGTCAAGGAAGCAGACCGTCAACAACTCAGTTTGTTAGCTCAAACTAAAAATCAAGAGCTTATTGACACAGCGCTAGCAGCGATTTACAACGATAAAGTAACACTTATTGCAGGTGCAAAAGCACGTCTAGAAGCAATGCGTATGGAAGTATTGTCTAAAGGTAAAATCCATGTTGCATCAAACGGTGTCATGAAAGATTTTGATTATGGGTTAGATTCTTCGCAAACAACTAAGCCAGATACAAAATGGGAACAAGTAGATACCGCTACACCACTTAAAGACATCGAAAAAGCTATCGAAGTAATGGCAGAACGTGGCTTTGTGCCAGAAGCTATCATCATGAACTCTAAGACACTTAGCCTGATTAAAAATGCAAGTAACACTTTAGACGTTGTAAAGCCTATGGCGCCAGATGGGGCAGCTGTTACTAAAGGTGATTTGGAAACTTATATTGCCGATGAACTAGGTCTTAAAATTTTGCTTAAGGATGGAATGTTTGTCGGAGACGACGGTAAAGCTAAAAAATACTTCCCAGATGGATTTGCAACTTTAGTTCCTAACGGCAATCTTGGTTACACAGTATTTGGTACTACTCCAGAGCAATCAGATTTGCTTGGTGGTGAGGCAACAGATGCTGAGGTCTCTATTGTTGAAACAGGTATTGCAATTACCACTACTAAGACAACTGACCCAGTGAACGTCCAAACAAAAGTTTCTATGATTGCTTTGCCATCGTTTGAACGCTTGGAAGAAGTACAAATCATTAATGCAACAGAATCCGAAGAAGAAACTAAAAAAGAAAACAGCTTTGAGATGTAGGAGGTCAACATGCCTAGAGTAATTAGAGCATTTAAAGATAAAGTAACAAAAGTAGTCTACGAAGTCGGCGATATTTACTCGGGCGACCGAGTAGAGTTTTTGACAGAGGGCGGTGTTTTAGAGCCGTCTGTAGACTTTGACAAGCTAAAAGTGAGTGAGATTAAAAGCAAACTTGACGAACTAAATGTTGGGTATGATGCTAAACTTAAAAAATCCGAGCTATTGAAGCTTTTAAAGCAAGCAATCGGATAGTTTGGAGGTGTTTATGGATGCAGTAAACACAAGTAGCGTTATAAGCAATGTAAAGCTTGATTTAGGCATCTTAGACAGTCAACAGGACGATTTACTTAACATGTTGCTAAAACGCGTTACAGACCATTTTAAAGCTAAATATGGCGTTGTCAAAATAGACAGCGCTTTTAGTTTTGTTTTAGAAGATTGTTTAATTGCTAGATTTAACCGTAGAGGTGCAGAAAGGGCAAAAAGTGAGAGTGTGGAAGGTCATACGACGACATACTACGACTTTTTGGACGAGTTTGAACCATACGATAACATGATTATGGCAAAGCTTGACTTAATCAAGGACAAATCTCGTAAAGGGGGACTGTACTTTTTATGAGATATGCAGATAGAGTTACATTTGTTAAAACGACAGATGAGCGATACGACCCTGATTTAGGCGAGTACACGCACACAGAGACTATAAGCGAGACAAAACCTTGTTTTGCGATGGAAATGGGTGTGGAGAAGTCCGTGCAGATTTTTGGAGATTATCAAAAGGACCGTAAAGTCATTTACCTAAAACAGCCTTACACAAAAGCATTTGATTATTGTGAGTATGAGGGTAAGAGATACAAAGCGCAGGCAAACAAGCTTGGCGCTATTGTTTTTTATCTGGAAGGAGATGATTCTATTGGTAGCTGATATATCTTTAAAAGTAGTTGGAACAGCTGGTTTAAAAAATAAACTTGAGCTTATTATCAAAAAAGACGCTGTCAAGAAGATTGTCAGGGATAACGGTAATCAGCTTCAAAGGAAAATGATTAATAAAGCGGTATTTACAAAAGGTTACTCAACAGGTGCAACCAGACGTTCTATTACCATGGAAATCGGCGATGGTGGACTTAGTGTCACGGTTAAACCAGGAACTCATTATGCTGGCTACCTTGAAAGAGGAACTCGCCTTATGGATAAACAACCATTTGTGTTGCCAGCTCTAAAAGAGCAAAAAGTTAAGTTTAGAAAAGATTTGGAGGCACTTGTTAAATGATTAAAACTAGAGATCAGTCTATTTTTGATGAAATGTACAAGCGTATCCAATCGCTAAACTACGACGTTTACGACTATAAACCACCGCTTGAAGTCCCATATCCATTTGTGGAAATGGAATCTACTGATGCGGAATATATTCCAAATAAAGACGACATTAAAGGTTCAGTTGAACTTACATTGTCCGTTTGGGGGTTGCAGAAAAAACGGAAGCAGGTGTCTGACATGGCATCTGCTATTTTTTCGCAAGCTATGTCCGTAGCTCGTACCGATGGATTCTGTTGGTCGTTTAATATTAGGCAGTCGTCTATACAGATGCTAGATGACACAACAACTGTGACACCTCTTAAACGATCGATTGTCACACTTAGATTTAATTTGAGATAAAAGGTAGAAATGCCAGAACCTAGCAAAGAAATAAAAAAGGAGGAGAAAGAAGTAATGTCAGAAGCACAAGAACAAACAACACAATTAGAAGCAAAACAAGGGATTCATTCAATCCTATTATTCCGTTTATTGAAAGAAGCATCTAATGGGGCAGCAAATAAACTTGCTTTTCAGACAGAACATGAAGTAGGTAAAAGCCGTGACGTAGATGGACAAAAAACTAAAGATGGTATTATCCAGTCCGTGGGGGCTTTGGAGTACGACTTCAAAGCAACATCTATTTTAGCCAAAGGTGACGAACTAGCAGCAAAACTAGAAAAAGCCATGGAGGATGGTGAGCTTGTAGAAATTTGGGATATTGATTCAGAAGAAACAAGCAAAAACGGCGACAGCGGCAATAAGCTTGCAAAAGTTTGGGGTATTAATAATACTGGAACAAGCGGAGGAAACGGTAAATACCTAGCGACTTACTACCAAGGGTACATCTCAAGCTTCAGCGCTAAGAAAAACGCAGAAGAAAATATTGAAATTGAAATGGAGTTTGCCATCAATGGTGTTGGTAAAAAAGGATTTGCAACATTGACAGAACAGCAAAAGACAGCTGTACAGTATGCATTTAAAGATACAACCAACGAAACCAAAAAAGAAAACAGCTTTGAAATGTAACGGTTAGGTTGGATTTAGTATCCAACCTTTTATTTTTAAAGGAGAAAAGAATAATGCAATTGGAAATTAAAGGAAAAACTCATAACGTAAAATTTGGCACACGATTTGTTGCTGAAATGGATAAAGCTCATGTTACAGAACGCGAGGGGATGAAATTTGGTACTGGTTTACAATCAACGGTTCCGTTTTTGTTTGAGCGTAATGTTGTGACACTTGCCGAAATCATTCATGTCGGAACCATTACAGAATCACCTCGTCCAAGCTTGAACGACATTTACGACTACATTGATGAAGTCGATGATATTGAAAAACTCTTTAATGATGTTTTAGATGAGTTACGTCAGTCAAACGCTTCAAAGTTATTTATGGCTCGAGTAGAGAAAAATCTAGCAGAGGTAGCAGCCGAAGCCTAAAAGAACCCAATGAACATTATTCTTCTCAAGAAAGCTTTGAGATGATTGTGCTTAATTGTATTAGATACCTTGGCATGACTGACATCAATGAAATCGGGCGATTAACTTTGTATGAATATGATTTATTAATGACAGGCAAAGCACTAGCGGCTGTTGATGAATCACATAAAGCTCACAAACAAGCTTGGATAAACCACCAAGTTACGGCAACAAAACTTGTTGGTGGCAAGAAAAATAAAAAAGAAGTCCCTGTTTATAAAAAATTCAAGGACTTTTTTGATTATGAGGAAGAAATCCGAAAAATCACTCAAGAAATTGATGAAGGTTACGACAAGAAAGGTATGGATTTACTTCTCAAAGCTAACCTTTAAAGAAAGGAGGTTAAATGGGAGAATCTTATTCTGTTGAAGCGGTTTTGACAGCTGTTGATAAAACCTTTGGCAAAACATTACAATCGGCAATCCGTTCAATCGATGGCTTGGAAAAGCGTTCAACCGGTTTTTCATCGGTGTCTCAAAAAGCTAGTTCCATGTTTAAATCCATGTTAGGAGCGAATTTAGCCGGACAAGCTATCTCAGCAATGACAAGGACAGTGTCATCAGGCCTTGGCTCTATGCTTGGCGAGATGAATAGTTCAGCGAAAGCGTGGAAAACTTTTGACGCCAATTTAGCGGACATTGGGTTTGGAAAAAAACAAATTTTGGCAGCTAAAACGGCGATGCAAGACTATGCAACTAAAACAATCTACTCGGCATCAGATATGGCTAGCACGTATGCACAGTTAGCGGCAGTTGGTGTGAAAGATACCGGAAAGCTCGTAAAAGCTTTTGGCGGTTTAGCTGCATCTGCTGAAAATCCGAAGCAGGCCATGAAGTCTATCAGTCAACAAATGACGCAAGCAGTAGGAAGACCAACAGTTGCATGGCAAGACTTTAGGATAATGCTGGAACAGGCGCCTGCAGGGATGGCTAAAGTCGCTAAATCTATGGGTAAAAATCTTGATGAACTCGTCGCCGATATCCAGGCGGGTAGGGTTAAAACCAGCGATTTTTTGGAAGCGGTAAAAAAAGCAGGCAATGATAAGAGTTTCCAAAAGATGGCAACTGAGTTCAAAACTGTTGACCAAGCCATCGACGGTATGCGAGAAGGCTTATCCAACAAATTGCAACCAGCGTTTGAAAAAGTGAACCAATTTGGAATTAGAGCGATCGAAGCAATCGGTAAACAACTCGATAAAGTTGATTTTTCTAAGTTTGCTAGTAATCTTGGGAAATTCCTTGAAGGAATTAATATCGATAAAATTGTATCTAATATTTCATCGGCGATTTCATCTGTCACTTCAAAGGTTAAAGAATTTTGGGGCGGTTTCAAACAAACTGGAGCAATTAGTGCTTTTTCAGGAGCTTTAAAAAGTGTTTGGGGAGCGTTAAAAAATGTAGCTAGCGCTATGAGTGGAGGCAGTTGGAAAAACTTTGGCTCTATTGTAGGCGGAATTGTAAAGCATGTGTCTAATTTTGCAAAAGCTATTGCTGATGTTGTCGGTAAAATGGAACCTGGCAGATTGCAAAGCTGGATAGCCACTTTTGCAGCAGTCGGGGGAGGGTTAAAGTTATTTGAAAAGCTAACAGGACAAAGCGTTGTTGGCTCTTTTTTAGATAAAATCAGTACAAAATTTGGATTATTTGGCAAAAAAGCTAAAGAAGGAACCGATCAAGCAGCGAATGGCTCTCGTAAAAGTGGTGGAATCATCAGCCAAATCTTTAATGGCTTGGGTAATATCGTTAAGTCTGCTGGTACAGCCATATCAACAGCTGCAAAAGGTATCGGTACAGGGATTAAAACCGCCTTGTCTGGGGCACCTCCTATCATTAGTTCTCTAGGAACCGCAATATCAACAGTTGCGCAAGGTATAGGCACTGGGCTAGCAATCGCTTTTAGAGGTTTAGGAGCTGCAATCGCTATGGTGCCTCCCACCACTTGGCTAGCTTTAGGAACGGCTATTTTAATGGTAGGAGCGGCTTTTGCCTTAGCAGGAACTCAGGCTGATGGCATTAGTCAAATTTTAAGGACTATTGGCGATGTTGTTGTACAAGTTTTACAACAGGTCACTGATAGTCTAGCCACTTTACTAACTATTATCGCAAACGCTATTGGCTCTATGTTGCCAATTGTAGCTGGAGCTATCTCTCAGATTGTAGGCGCAGTAGCGGGCGGATTATCTCAGCTCATTATAGCCGTTTCAACAGGGGTATCTCTCGTTATAGGAGCTTTCACAGGACTTCTTGGTGGTATTTCTGGGGTTATTAACTCCATTAGCGCTGTTATCCAATCGCTAACTGGTGTGATTACCGCAGTATTCAATGGCATAGCTACTGTTATTTCATCTGTCGGTTCGACTATCAAAGATGTATTGACGGGTCTAGGAACCGCTTTTGAAGGATTTGGGAATGGTGTAAAATCAGCTCTAGAAGGTGTTGGGGCAGTAATTGAATCATTTGGTAGTGCAGTTAGGAATGTCCTTGACGGTGTTGCAAATATCCTTGATTCTATGGGGACTGCGGCACTTAATGCAGGCCGTGGCGTCAAAGAGATGGCTAAAGGTATTAAGATGCTTGTTGATTTATCCCTTGGAGATTTGGTTGCTACATTAGCAGCTGTGGCAAGCGGTCTAGGGAAGATGGCTAGCTCAGCTGGCGAAATGACAACATTAGGTTCTGCTATGAGCAAAGTAGCCAATGGTATGACACGTCTAGCAACAAGTGCTACGATAGCAATTACTGGATTAACAGTCTTTGCCACCACCATGGCAACTATTAAGACAGCAGTTGCAACTCTACCGCCAGTCCTAACGATGGCAGCGAGTGGGTTTACCACATTTACTACTCAGGCGGTGGCAGCAGTGACTGGATTGGCTGCAATTAATGCTCCAATCACTATGTTTAAAGCTCAACTAATGACAATAACACCAGCTCTAGCACAAGCTGGCGCTGGCTTTGCCGCGTTTGTTGCTCAATCATCAACATTTAGTACAGGTTTAGCATCTGCCGGTCCTACAATAGCAGCGTTCAATGCTAATTTGATGAGCTTATCTGCAACAACAGGAGTGCTAGTTGCATCAATAGCTGGTTTATCAGCTGTGCTTTCTGTTGTATCAGCTGGCTTTAGCCAAATAGGGGCTTCTGCGACAGCAACTGTTGGTCAAATACAAGCTTTTGCTTCTAGTACAACAGTTGTTTCGTCAGCATTTGCTAGCATGCAATCTATGATTCAATCTGCCATGGCTGCAATAGTAAGCAGCATTATAACATCATTTAATCAAGCGGCCTCTCAAATGCAATCAATCTTACCTCGAATGCTATCTCAGGCCAGGACATTTGGGTCTCAACTAGAGCAACAAATGAGACAATCGGGACAGCGTTCAGGACAAAATCTTGCTCGGGGGCTATCTTCTCAACAAGGTGCTGTTATTAATGCTATTTCTAGCATGGTTAATGCTGCGGTATCAAGAGCCAACGCGGGAGCTGGTCCTATGCGTCAAGCTGGAGCGTACATCGGACAAGGGCTTGCGCAAGGAATGTATTCAGCGCTAGGAGCTGTAACAGCTGCAGCAAACGCCCTTGTAGCACAAGCCGAGAGAGCAGCAAGAGCCAAGGCGATGATTCATTCGCCGTCAAGGTTGTTTGCAAAACGAGTTGGTCAATATATCCCGCAAGGGGTAGCTATGGGTATCGACAAAAACGCTGATGTCGTTGACGACTCTGTTGGCGGGTTATTTGATAGCATCAATAGCTTTGATTTTAATATCGCAGATAGACTGACTAGCATTGGAGCTAAATTCCAAGGTGTTGTCAAATCAGAGAGTTCGCAATCGTTATCGCAGCAACAAGAGTTTGTACATACAGCTCAACCAGCGTATATAAACTTTAGTTTAGGCGGAAACGAATACGAAGCATTTGTAAGTGACATCACTAATCAACAAGCAAAAATTGAAAAAATCAGACTAAAGAGAAGCAGCTGGTAGTTGTTTCTCTTAGTTTTTTTGAAAGGAGTAAAATGTACGAATTTAACGATACTATCAGAGGTACTCCGAAAGTTACTTTTAATTTAAAGACAACAATTGGTGGAAAGGTATTAGAAGACGAACTCAATAATGGTTTCGGTACCTTTAGGACATTGACTGTTTCTGGTCGTGATGTGGTGGACTTAGAGCATCAAACAACAAGTGTTTTAGGGCGAAATGGTGAGTATTTCCACAATGCCACAGTCGAAGTCAGAAAACTAGAAATAAAAGCTAAAATCACTGGAAAAGATAACCAGTCAATGCGTTTGCAATATGAAAAATTAAACAGATTAATTGTTAGTCACAATCAAGTTTTTTTATCATTTTCAGACGAACCTGACAGAAATTATCTAGGTATCTTTAAATCTAAAGTTGTTCCAGAAGAAGTTTCTAACGAGCAGATTATAGGACTAACATTCATCTGCTACAATCCGTTTAAAATGTCTGATGTAAAAACTAAAAAAGGAACATCTATCCAAAATGGTGGGTTATTTCAAACAAAGCCTATCATCACTCTCAACCTATCATCACCAACAAAAGAAATTAAGTTGTTGCATGTCGAAAGCCAGAAGTATATCAGATTGACTGGAACTTATACCACTGACGAAATCAAGATTGATATGGCCACGGGTAAGATTACCCAGAACGGACGCAATATCCTTGGCAATTTAGATATGGTTAACAGTCGCTATTTTGAGCTACTACCTGGTAAAAATACTTTGCAGTGTGACAATGCCACCATAACTGCAGAGTTTAGGGAGGTTTATCTATGATTTATCTCTTTGATAAACTGGAGCGATTGGTCGCCACTGTTGGTACTGACGATTTGCTCTCGTGGCATTTTAAGGTCAAAAACAATGATTGGGACCAAGCTAATTTTGAAGTGCCAATTGACTATGACATCGAGCCTTTTGTTTACTTTGGTTTTTTTCACAAAGTCCCAGACGAGGAAAGAGACGTCTTTAAACTCTTCAAGGTTATTGATTATAACCTTGAAGATAGCAAGTTTTACAAAGGCCTAGACAAAGCTGAGAGTGACCTTGACACCATTGCCATTATCAAAGACAAGCGCTTTAGACAATCATCCGCAGATGCTTGTCTTGATGGTGCTTTAGTGGACACAGGTTACCAAGTTGGTAAAGTTGAAGGAATTTCTGGGGTTAGAACACTTAGTTATTACTACATCAGTCCACGAGCGGCTCTGGTTAAGGTTGTAGAAGCTTTTAACTGCGAATTTAACGTTAGATACACCTTTGTTAATAACAAAATCACTAGTCGCTATATCGACCTTAAAAAGCGCTTTGGCAAGCCAACGGGCAAGCAATTTGAACATGGTAACAATCTCCTAAAAGTCGTCTACGAGGAATCAACAGATGACATTGTGACCTGCTTGATCGGGCGAGGAAAAGGCGAAGAAATTCAACACGAAGAAACTGAACCTAAAGAGGTCGAGGGACACTTGCCACAGGAAGAAAGGCGGCAAGGCTACGGTCGAAGAATCGAATTTACTGATGTTGTCTGGTCGGTCGAAAAAGGCGACCCGATAGACAAACCAGCTGGTCAAAACTTTGTAGCACTAGATAGTGCAAGGGAAGAATACGGCTTGTCTCAAAATGGTGAGCTAAAACACCGCTGGGGTGTCTTTGTCAATGAGGAAATCGAGGATAAGACAGAACTCTTAAAAGCAACTTGGGAAGAATTGCAGCGTTTGTCAATCCCTATCAGAATTTACAAGGCAGAAATCTTAGACATTGGTCCAGAGACGTGGAAAGGCGACTCAGTAGCCATTATCTATGATGAGGTAAAAATAGCTTTTGAAACTCGGGTTGATGAGATTAATATTGACAAGCTTAATTTTAACAGGTCAGTCGTAACACTTGGTGATTACAGCGTTGTCCAAAATCGTGAGTCACGGTCTCGTAAAGAGGCTGTCCAAAACATGATATATGAATCTTTAGAGACTATCACAGACTTAGGGATGACATTTCAGGAATTTTTGCAAGGCATCGAAAAACGCATCGAGACTGGCAAAAAGGAGATGGAAGACAATTGGCGCAAAGTTAACCTTGAATTTGATAACTTTAAAAAGAAGGTTGAGCAAGAAGGCTTGCAATTCAACACCTTGAAAGAACAAATCAAAGAAGTTGATGAACGCACCGATAAAGAGCTTGAAGAATTTAGAGCCACCCTCAAAAACCTAGCGTTACCAGAGGAAGCGATTAAAAAAATCACAGATGCTATCAAGGTTGATGACATCCCATCGATTAAACAAAGCTTTGACGACCTCAAAAACAAAGTCAGTGAAACGAGCGAGACATCCCGTCTAAACGCCGAAATCATAGGCACAGACGGTAAGACCCGCTACAACAAAAATTTGCTGGTCGGCAACCCTAATCGTGTTAAAAAAATTGATGAGGATTTTATTGAGGTAGAAGCCAATGATGGTGGTTTCAAGCGTGGCGAGACCTATACGATTAGCTTTAGCCAGACATGTGAGCCACTAAATAAAGTGGCAATTACGCTGATACAGGCTAATAATAAAGGTCTCAAGCTGGTGCTGACACCGACAAAGGCTAAGATGGAGCCACAGACGTTTGAGGTCACTAAGGATAAACAGTCTATAGAGGTCTATCCTTTGAGCTATAAAGGTGTTTTAACAGGTGATTGGTATAAATCTAAGCAAATAGATTTAACCGCGTCAGAGGGGCAAATTTTAGCTCTGGATATGGCTTATAAAGCTGTGGTTGATGCTAAAGGTGCAACAATCACAGCTAAACAATCAAGCAATCCAAAAATTATTTTAGACGGAAGGAGGGACAGATGACGCTAGAAGAAAGAATACCAATTAAAGTCTTATTTGACCGCAAGGATGCCGCCGAATGGCAAAAATTAAATCCTGTTGTTGATGATGGTGAACTAGTTGTTGAGCTAGACACTCACAGGCTAAAGGTCGGAGATGGCAAATTGAATTACAACGACTTGCCTTACTACGAAGGTCCTCAAGGAGAATCTATCACTAAAGTACAGCTATCCGAAAATGGTGACTTGTCTGTGTGGATTGGCGACAAAGAGACTAAGCTTGGCAACATCAAAGGTCAAAAAGGTGATAAAGGGACAAGTATTGCCGACATCACTAAAGTGGGTGAGACGCTTACTATCACACTATCAGATGACACTCAAAAAACCTTTAGTATCCCTAATGGCCAAAAAGGGGATAGAGGAAAAGGAGTAGAGAGTGCTCGAGTTGATGAAGAGGGGAACCTTTTTGTCAAGTTTGAAGAAGAATCTGAAAAGTTAGTAGGCAACATCAAAGGTCAAAAAGGTGATAAGGGTGATTCCTTAAAGTTTGAAGACCTTACTTCTGACCAAATCGCCCAAATTAAAGCTAAGGACGTAGACCTATCTGCCTACGCTACAAAGGCAGAACTTAAAGAGATTGATGTGAGTAAGCAGCTTGCAGACTATCTGTCTAAAGCAGAGGCAAACAGCACTTATGCTAAAGCAAGTCACAAGCACTCGCTAAGTGATATTACTGATCTAAACCTAGACCGGTATGCGACTAAAATAGAGCTACAAAACAAAGCAAGTACATATCACCGGCACAGAACATCTGATATTGATGGTATAGATGAATACCTTAAACAAACTGATCTGCCACAAGACATTGTTAAGCAATCAGATATTAGGGACGTTGTCCGAAATGCGCAGCTAAGCGGCTATGTTAGATTAGCTGATATCCAGTATCAGTTAAACAACATCGGAAAGCTAAAAGATGTGGCAACAGGTCAGTACCTATCTGTCCGTGTGGTTGATAAAGGTAAAGTGCCATATAACACAAGCGGATTAATTGTTTTTGAACGCTCTGGAGGTAAGTAATGGCAGTGCAAGAGATACCAGACACGTATTTTTACCGCTTAGACAGTCAAAGCATTGATGGTACTTTATTACAAAAAGCCAGTTTGGTTGTCGACCAATTTTATATTAAGATAGATGATTACTATAGCTTTTACACAGATCAAGACGTTGATGTATATAAAATTATATCTAGCACACAGGCTGATGTGTATAAAGCTAATAAGTATAACTATCAGTCATTATCAAAACCAGATACTAGCGTCCAAAAGCCTTCTGCCGCGATGGGTTTGTACCAATCGATTACTATTGATGGACTGCCAATAGCTCGCGTTATTTGTAATAATCAGGTCATTTGGTCTCAATCAGCAGAGCCTCAGGAAGTTTACAACATTACAGCGTATGTAGACGCTAACGTATCTAAATTAAATGATTATGCTGTCATTGATTACAATCAGGATTTTGCGACTTATGGGGTTGTTTGGCATCGAGTTGATAAAGTCGCTGTTGAGGTTGACGGCAAAATCGTTGCTAAGCTACAAAAACCAGTTCGGACAGTTGCCGGCGGAGGCGCAATGCTGTCTATCGAGACGTGGACTTATCCGTTTGATGGGATAGACAAGTATAAAAACCCAACATTTAAAATTTCGCAACATTAGGAGGTAACAATTGAGTAGAGATCCAACACTTTTAATAGACGAGTCAAATTTAACGATTGGCTCTGACGGACGTGCTTATTATACATTTAAAGCTGATGGTGACACAAAAAGCGTTAAATTAGCTAATAACAAATGTATCGGTACGACTCGCTTTAACCAGCTCATGATTGAGCGAGGGGGTAAGCCAACTAACTACGTGGCGCCAGTGGTTGTTGAGGGCAGCGGTGAGTCAACCGGACTTTTTAAAAACTTGGAAGGAGCGCTCAGTCAGTTAAAAGAGCTTAATTTAGAGCTGACAGATACCGTTAATTCTCAGCTTTGGGCAAAAATCAAACTCACAACAAACGGCATGTTGCGTGAGTATCATCGTGATAACATCACAACAGAGATTGTCGAAAGTGCAAATGGTATAGCAACACGGATTAGTGAGGATACTGATAAAAAACTTGCGCTTATTAATGAGACAGTCTCAGGTATTAGACGTGACTATCAAGACGCTGATAGACAGCTATCATCAACTTATCAAGCTGGCATTAACGGCCTAAAGGCCACAATGGCCAATGATAAAAACGACCTAAAAGCTGTGATACAAGCAACCGCTCAAGGTTTGTCGCAAAAGTATGATGACGAGATACGTAAGCTATCGGCTAAGATCACAACAACCTCAAGCGGCACGACCGAGGCCTACGAAAACAAGCTCGAGGGTTTACGTGCTGAGTTTACTCGTAGTAATCAAGGCATGAGGATAGAGCTCGAGTCTCAAATCAGCGGACTAAGAGCTGTACAGCAGTCAACAGCTAGCCAAATCTCACAAGAGATTAAAGACAGGCAAGGCGCTGTCAGTCGTGTGCAGCAAGACCTAAACAGTTATCAAAGGCGCTTGCAAGATGCAGAAGGCAATTACAACTCTTTAAAAGAGACTGTAGCGGGTTATGAGCGCAGGATATCCAATCAGGATAACACTATCTCCTCTAACTTTACACAGCTAAAAAGCTTGATAAATCAGTCTGTGACCTTAGAAAAAATTCAGTCCCTCTTGAGGCTATCTGGTGACAGTATCATGCTTGCGATTAAAGACAAAATCCCGCAAAGTAAAATGTCTGGCAGCGATATTATCTCAGCGATTAACTTAAACTCCTACGGAGTAACAATCGCAGGTAAACACATCGCTCTCGATGGCAATACGACTGTCAACGGCACCTTTACCACAAAGATAGCAGAGGCTATCAAAATCAGAGCTGACCAAATCATAGCAGGCACTTTAGATGCCTCTAAAGCTCGTATTATTAATCTAAACGCCAGCAGTATCGTTGGTTTAGACGCTAACTTTATCAAAGCTAAAATTGGCTATGCGATTGTTGACATGCTTGAGGGTAAAGTGATTAAGGCACGCAATAGCGCTATGCTTATTGATCTTAGCTCGGCTAAGATGGATTTTAATAGTAATGCGACCATCAACTTTAACAGCCGAGATAACGCTTTAGTGCGTAAAGACGGTACCCACACTGCCTTTGTACACTTTAGTAATGCCACACCAAAAGGTTATACAGGTTCGGCATTATATGCCTCTATTGGTATCACCTCATCTGGTGATGGGGTCAACAGTGCGTCATCTGGACGTTTTGCAGGGCTAAGGTCATTTAGGTATGCTACGGGATATAATCATACTGCTGCAGTCGACCAAACCGAGCTATACGGTGATAATGTCTTGATTGCAGATGACTTTAGCATCAATCGAGGATTTAAATTTAGACCAGACAAAATGGAAAAAGTGCTCGACATGAACGACTTGTATGCGGCTGTAGTAGCCTTAGGCCGCTGTTGGGGGCACTTGGCTAACGTCGGCTGGAATACTGCTCATAGCAATTTTACAAATGCGGTCACTAGAGAGTTGAGTAATTACATTGGTATTATTTAAAAGGAGAAAACATGGATTTAACGCTTAAAAACAAAGATTTAAACACATTATATAGTGTACTAGACAAAATCAAGGTCACGAACATGCGAGCAAACCGCGGACGTGCTAAGCTACTCGCAAAAGTAGTCGATAAAATCAAAGAGTACGCCAAGGATGAGGGTGACCTTATTGATCTGTATGCTCAAAAAGACAAAGATGGCAAGTTTGTCATCGATGAGCGCAAAAACATCAAGCTAGCAGACCCGACTAAGATTGATGAGCTCAACGACTTATTGTCCGAACTTGGTAATGAGGACATTACTATCAAAGGCCATGAGTATTCTAAGCGTTTTATCGACTTTTTGGAGTACTTGGCAGAATCGGAAGATGAGTTTACCTCAGACGAAATCATTATCATCGATAACATTTTAGAGGAATTTGAAGAAAGCAAAGGAGAATAACTATGAAGACATTAACACTATCAGGCAAACCTTATCCAATTCATGAAGGCGGTAAAGTTGTAAAAACAGAGGTTCGCTTAATCGGTGACAATGGGCTATTTATCCCCATTGAATTAATCGGTGATCAGACAGCTAAGGGAGCAGATGACCTTATTAAAGAGGGACTAGATGCTTTTGTACGCGAGTATGTGACTAAATACGCCGTAGCAGAATCAGTGCAAAAAGTGGAAGAGTTGAGCCTCGCACAAAAAGAGATTGAGCAAAATGCGGAGCAAGCAAAGGTAACAGCAGAAGCCGCTGAAAAACAAGCTAAATCTCTGGAGCTTGTCATTGCAAAATCTCAAAAAATGGCTAATCTGCAAGCAATCCATCTACTAACAAGCGGAAGCAAAGTGGAACCCGATATTTACAAAGGTCTTTTAGAGCTAATCGAGCCAGCCCAAAAAGGTGAGTATCAAGCCTATGATGTCTTTACGGTGGTCGACGATAAACACGAAGAGCAGGCAGGAGAAGGTAATCTTGTCTTTGTACACGTTAACGAGCCATTTACTTATGACAAACAGACGCTTAAAGAGCTAGAGGAAGAGGATAAAGTCACAGTCATTAAGTATGCGGACTTAGTTAAGCAGGATTGAGGTGGTTAGATGATTATTAATTTAACAAGTCTTATTCACCTTTTCGGTGATTTAGTTCGTACCGTTGAAATCCACGTTTTTACACTTTTTGTTTGTTTTGACATTATCACAGGGCTAACAAAAGGTATTACAAACAAGAGGGCTAATAGTACAAAGGGACTATCTGGCATTATCAAGCATTTTTTAGTTGTATTGTTAGTTTATACTGTCTATCCTTACCTCATTTTGCTTGGCGCTAAGCCTTTGGCAGTTGCCTTTGTCCTCTTTTTTATCGCATGTTATGGCATATCAATTGTCGAAAATTGGGGTCAGTTGGGCTTGCCGATGCCAAGTTTTGTCAGATCATTTTTCGAAAAACTCAAACGTGACACTGATCAATTTGACATTGCCACGATTAAAATTGATAAGACAGGTGTTAAAGTCGAGGCGCCACAAGTTGATTTAAAACAAAAAGAAGAGGAGTAAGATGAAAAAAGCAATCACACAAATAGCCGTCATCATAGCGATCATAGTGCTATATTTTCCACTGGCCGTGATTGCTTTGATTTTGGCTCCCTTTATAGGAGAGGATGATAGATGGCATTTTTAGATAACATTAAGCAAGGCTGCTTAGATGGATGGGTTAAATATAAAATTCTACCATCCTTGACCGCAGCACAAGCAATCTTAGAGAGCGGTTGGGGCAAACATGCCCCACATAACGCTTTATTTGGGATTAAGGCTGATAGCTCTTGGACTGGTAAATCATTTGATACAAAAACCCAAGAGGAATATCAAGCAGGTGTTGTCACGGATATTGTGGACCGATTTAGGGCGTATGATAGTTGGACTGACAGTATTATTGATCACGGTAAATTTTTAAACGATAATCCACGGTATAAGGCAGTCGTTGGTGAGACTGACTATAAAAATGCTTGTCATGCTATCAAGGAGGCAGGTTATGCCACAGCTAGTGGCTATGCGGAGCTACTTATCCAAATTATCAAGGAGAATGGCTTGCAGTTTTGGGATGCCGAAGTCTTAAAAAGTAATAAGGAGGAGAAAATGATTAGTTCTCAATGTCGAGAAGTTATCGAATTTTTTATTAATTTGGCCAATGCTGGGGTTGGCGTGGATAAAGATGGTTTTGCGGGCTGGCAATGTACAGATGTGCCTTGTTATGCAGCAAAGCACTGGTTCGATGTCGACCTTTGGGGAAATGCGATTGACTTACTAGATAGCGCTGCTGCCGTAGGTTGGGAAGTCCATCGCATGCCAACAGATGCAAATCCACGGACTGGAGCATTCTTTGTCCAATCAGTGCCGTATCATCAATTTGGACATACGGGAATTGTTATCGAGGATAGTGACGGTTACACCATGCGCACTGTCGAGCAAAACATTGATGGCAATCCTGATGCTTTGTATGTCGGTGCACCAGCTCGTTTTAACACTCGTGACTTTACTGGCGTGATAGGTTGGTTTTACCCCCCATATCAAGGGGATACAGTCACGCAACCAGTCAGAACCGAGCCGCAAACGTCTGACACTATCGTAGAGATACCAAAAACAGGTACTTTTACCCTAGATGTCGCAGAGATTAATATTAGGCGCTGGCCAAGCTTAGCCAGCGAAGTAGTAGGTAGCTATAAGCAAGGCGATACTGTCAGCTTTGATAGCGAGGGCTACGCGAATGGTTACTACTGGATTAGCTATGTTGGAGGTTCAGGTATGCGTGACTACCTAGCTATTGGGCAGACTGATAAGGATGGCAACCGCATCAGTATTTGGGGTAAATTAAATTAGGAGTTATTATTTTATTATTAATAATAAAATAATACTGTTTTTCTTGACTTAGCAAATCAAAACAGGTAATATAAAGATAACAAATAACTGTGCCTCTGTTGTTTATGCTCTTGTTGTTTGTATTGCTGTACACCTAGCACCGTAGGTGACGAACAAAAAATGTAAGAGGAAACTCCAACCTCAGAAAAAGCACAGTTTGCCGGCTGTGCTTTTATTTTTGGACATAAAAAAGAGCAGGTTTGCCGACCCACTCTTAAACAAAAAATGTAATGTACGTACTATTTTTTGTGTAAATAGTCACGCACGACATCAGCTAAGCAATTTGCAGTGAGGGTAACCACAAAATTACTAACTAATGTGAGGAGGAAAATTTCCATACTCCAACCTCCTTTTTAAAGATTTGCTATTTGACTAGTTAGCTCTAGCCCATCTAAGCTACTAGAGCTTATTTGTTGATACAATTATATATTATTTTATTTCACAAATAAAGTTTTTGGGCGAAAAAATCACTATATCTTGTGTCCTCAAACAAAATTATATACAATTTGTTGTATTTTGAATAAAAACCAACCGCTCAGATAATTTCTGGGCGGTTTTTTATTATATTTTATCTTGTTTTTTGAAATAAAAACAAATATAATATATAAAAACGCAAAAAATATCTTAAGGAGTAGGATTATGGCATTACAGGGAATAAAAAAGTTACCAGTCTTGCTAGAGGATAAGCAAGCCTTAAGCCTTTATAAGAAACTGGCAATAGTAAATAAGGTTCTGGGGAAGTTAGATGCTGTTTTAGAATCATCCATTATTAACTCTTCGATTCTCAGTTTATTATCTTACAATGAGTCAGTACAATCGACAAGAATAGAAGGGACTCAAGTAACTTTCCATGAAATAATGGAGACTGCTAAAGTAGGTGCCAAAAATTGGCAGCAACGAGAAGTTTTTAATTATAAAAAGGCGATTGATTTTGGTTTTCATAAAATAAAAAAAGGCGATGTCATAACTACACGGTTGATAAAAGATCTCCATCGCCTTTTGATGTCTGATGAAGCTAGAGGAACTACATCTAACGGCGGAGAGTTTAGGAAGATTCAAAATTTTATTGGTCCAGATAAGGATATCGAAAATGCTTCGTATATCCCCATTCCCGCAAACGAAATTGGTGCATTTATGACAAATCTCGAATTTTTTATAAATGGGGAATATCATTCGAGTTTAGAGTGCGGGAGGACTCAAGAATCTATTAACTTTAATAGTGATATTTTATTGAGAATTGCGGTTGCTCATGCGCAATTCGAATCAATTCATCCCTTCTTAGATGGTAACGGCCGTCTTGGGAGAATTCTTATTGCATTGATGTCTGTTCAGGAGGGGCTTCTAAAACACCCAATATTTTTCGTTAGTGAAGAATTAGAAAAGGAAAGAATTCGTTATTATAACGCGCTTAATGCTACAAGGGGAGAGAATCCAGATTGGAACTTATGGCTTAATCTCTTTCTCAATGCTAGTGAGCAAATGGCCAAGAATATCTTAAAGAAAATTCGAAATGCGGATGAACATGCCAAAAAAGGACTTTCTGTTTGTGTGACTCAAACTCAAAAAACAGTTTGGCTTGCTACTTTTAGTTTTCCTGTATCAACTGCAAAACAGTTAGCCGAGGCTACGGAGTTCCATCCAGCAACAGTGAAAAAAGCTTTGGACTTCTTGGTAGGAGAGGGATTGTTGGATAAAGATAATTCAGTAAAACGAAATGTTCCGTATTACAACTATGATTTAATTCGTGCGATACAAAATTATTAATATACAGACACTTTTACCTCTATACTGATCCCCCTGCACATTCATAGGATAATCACACTAGCAAGAATCGCCTGACATTAGCGGCTCTTGCTTTTTTATTTCAATTTTATCTCTTTTAAAATTAAAACATTGATTTAATTTTATTATAGATTTTTAATAACAAATGGTGTAGAATTGAGGTAATTGGGGAGATGAAAAGTTAACGTTATAATCTATATAACGTTTTAAATATATAAGAGGTAGCCAAATGAATAAAAGAATAAGAATACTCGTTGTAGCATGTGTAGTTTTTTGTGCACAATTATTATCGATTAGTGTTTTTGCAAGTAGTCAGCCTGACCCTACTCCAGAACAATTAAACAAATCTAGCCAATTTACTGGTGTTATGGGTAATTTGAGATGTTTATATGATAACCATTTTGTAGAAGGGACTAATGTAAGATCCACAGGTCAGCTTTTACAGCATGATTTGATTTTTCCCATTAAGGATTTGAAACTTAAAAACTATGATTCAGTAAAAACAGAGTTTAATAGTAAAGATTTAGCTGCAAAATATAAAAATAAAGATGTAGATATTTTTGGTTCCAATTACTACTATAACTGCTATTATTCGGAAGGAAATAGTTGTAAAAATGCCAAAAAAACTTGTATGTACGGAGGTGTTACTGAGCACCATAGAAATCAAATTGAAGGTAAGTTCCCGAATATTACAGTAAAAGTTTATGAAGATAATGAAAATATACTTTCGTTTGATATTACAACTAATAAAAAACAAGTCACTGTTCAAGAATTAGATTGTAAAACCAGAAAAATATTAGTGTCTCGAAAAAATTTGTATGAGTTCAATAATTCTCCGTACGAGACAGGCTATATTAAATTTATAGAGAGCTCAGGAGACAGTTTTTGGTACGATATGATGCCCGCACCTGGAGCAATATTTGATCAGTCTAAATACTTAATGCTATATAACGATAATAAGACAGTGAGCTCTTCAGCTATAGCTATAGAGGTTCACCTTACCAAAAAATAAAAGAAAATAACTTTATGTATCAAATCCATGATACTAGTTAAATTCAAAATGATTGATATTAAAAAGTTAGTTTAAGCTATGAGAATACGAATAAATAAGTAGGAGAGTAAAAATGCTAACATACGACGAATTTAAGCAAGCAATTGATGACGGCTATGGTGCAATGCTGTCTATCGAGTCGTGGAATTATCCATTTGATGGGATAGACAAATACAAAAATCCAACATTTAAAATTTCTCAGCATTAGGAAGTAAAGCTCCGAGATAAGACAAAACCGCTCAGATTATTCTGGGCGGTTTTTTGTGTATGATGAATTATTTTTCAAGATAAATATCGAAATGACTAAAGTTCTTCATATTGATAATTCTATTATCTTTATATTTTGCAAAAATATCTGATCTAGTCCCTTCATTTGGTGAGTCAAATAAGTCTATTTGCTCATGTTTCCCATCTTTTGTGCCAATTTCGATTCTGCCGCTTACATAAGGAGAAGTAGCGTCATAAATTTTATAATTATCCATAAGGTATTTTCTGATTTTAAAGTCAATTTCCTGGAAAGTTACGATATCTTTTTCTAGAATAATTTTGTTATTTAAGTTCTGTTGAGATTCTCCCGAAATAAATAGATTTCCCAATAATTTATGATTTACTTTATTATTTTGAGCAGGCGTAATTCCTCCATAGATGTACTCACCGGTGTGAGAATTAAGAATATAAAATAATCCAAAAACATCTACATGATCATCTCGTTTAAATTTTTGAGAGGCCTCATAAGACATTTCGGAACTAATATAATAGTCTTTCCCTCTATATTTTTGAGTATCAATGTTTAATGTGTGTGTCGTTGAAAAATTTACCCTGCAATTTTTATAATCATAAGGAGTTATAGTGTATGCATAAAGTAAATCACTTTTAACATTCGAAATGTCTTTCTTAGAGTCACTTTTGATGATAGGTGAAATAGTAGAAATCAGTATGACTGTAATTATGAAAACTATTTTGATGATGTTAATCTTTTTCATTTTTTCTCCTTAATTAAATGTATTACTCGTACGAGAATACATGAAATAGCAGTAAGTAGTTAAAAATCAGATTTCTGTTTATTTAGAAATTTTATAAATGTATTTATATTTTAGTTTTTAGGAGTGGCAGTTCCATTTAAATAGTCAAGGTTGATATTTGGAGCAGAGTTTTCTAAGATTACTGTAGTAACACCATTTTCATCAATACTTTCTTTATTACTATTTAGCCTTATAGTAAGCAACTCACCAGATGAATCAATTCCAACATACTGTAATTCAATTTGTCGAGGCACTACTTCATTGCCACTATATATAGGAGTGACTTTATAATCTAGCCAAAAGTCAGGGTGAAGTGCAAGCCAAGAATCTAAACGGTTTTCATAGTATAACATCCCTTCAGGATTGCTGTCATTTGCTCCTGAATAAGCACCTGTGTTTAGCCAGGCTGTCATTGCCACTAAATTTCTTGGTTCATCGTTTAATCCACAAAATTGATATCCGACTAGATGCCCACGATTCATTACCCATGAAGATTTTGAGCCATCTCCGTATGGAAATTGATAGTTGTGCCATCCCACAGGGTCATAATTTATTTTAGTGCGTACATCTTTAGTTTCGTGTCTATCTTGCAGTTGGATATGTGAAAAGGTAGCGCGGTTAAGGTTATCCAACTCACCAAGTTGTAACTGATAATTAGCAGTAAAAGGTAAGAGCTTACTAGAAACAGTATTTTTATAATGTGTGTTTGCATGGGATACATTCGGATAAGTTCGTACCCTAGCTGCGTCAACAGTTATTGTCGTTATAGAAAGAGAAAGTAACAGTAAAACAGCGGTAAGCAAACTTGCCTTTTGTTTAGATAATTTCATGATAACACCTAAACCTTTCCATTTTTAGCTTTTAGAGTGGATCAAATATTGCACTTTTCTAGTTAATTATATCACTTTAAATTAAAAAAACTTAAAATTAATAAAATTAATTTATCAATAATATTACGCTAAAATTTCTTTTTGTTTAATAAAATAGAAGTTATTAAATTTTAATAAGTTTTAAATTTAAGTGTACTATATTCTCGTAAAATACGAATAATAAGATAAGGAGGTGCTTTATGCTAACATACGACGAATTTAAACAAGCAATTGACAATGGATATATCACAGCAGACACAGTAATGATCGTGCGCAAGAACGGACAGATTTTTGATTATGTGTTGCCCGATGAGCCTGTGAGACCGTGGGAGGTTATGACAGTTGAAGTAGTGGGAGAAGTGATGGTGGAATTAGACAAATAA